GAAATTATTCCTCTGCAAGAAAATTATGATGGAACTTTAGAAGAACCAAAACACTTTCTGCCACTAATTCCAATTGTTCTTCTTAATCCTCAAGACGGAATAGCAGTAGGTTTCTCTTCGAGCATTCTTCCTCGCTCACTGGACAGTATAATTAAAGCTCAGATTAACTACCTGCAAGATAAAGATTTTTACGAAGAGCTACCAGAATTCATTCCGACGAAACAAAAGGCCACTGATTGGGTAGAAACGACAACTGGGTGGAAGTATCAGTTCGCAGGCGAAGTAGAAAAAGTAAACGCCACCACGGTTAGGATTATCAACTTACCTTACGGCTTAACGCACGAGAAATATGTCGGAAAGTTAAACAAATTAGAAGAAAATGGAACAATTCAGGAATACATCGACAATTCTCGCGATTCGTATAATATCGAAGTTCGATTTAAAAAAGGTGCGTTACGTAAGATGGACGATCTCGAAGTATTAGACCTTCTGGGATTAGTACACAACGTCAGTGAGAATATGAATGTCATCGATTTTGATGGCGAGCGTGTTTGGTCTACTAGCTATCAAGAAATCATTCAAGAGTTTACAGATTGGAGGCTTAAATGGTATGTTAAAAGATACGAACGGCTGGCAGGGCTTTTGGAAATTGATATCCAACGCTACAAAGATGTGCTTCGAGCCATTAACCGCAACGTCGGTGGTGTTGCAAAGAAGTCTGGGTCGCGATCAGAACTCAAAGAATTCCTAACCGAAATAAAAATCGTGCATATTGACTACATCGCGGATCTTCCCGTATATCGATTCACAGAAGACGAAAAGCAAAAGACCGAACAAAAGTTAAAAGAAGCGGAGACTCTACTAAGAGAATACAAAGCTCTGCTGAGATCCGAACCAAAAAGACGTGATGTGTACATCAACGAATTGAAAGAAGTATTAACAAAATATAATAGAGGTAAATATGACTAAGCCACTTTACAGAATAGTAGAAAACGGTAACGGTGAATTTTTTGCTCAGCGTTTTCAACGAATATATGGTGCAGACGATAGAGATGGTGATTGGATTTTTTATATGGATTTTGAAGATATTCGCACATTCGATGAAGCGGAAGAAGCGCTTCAGTTTGCTATTAGACGTAGTCAGAATACTATTCGCGCCGAATACGATCCTGCTGGGAACCGTTTACCCGCTGATTACACCAAGCCTCAAGTATTCACATCATAATAATAAATACAGCCATGAAAAATTTATTCACAACTATTTTCGTGGCTATATTTCTTGCAGGGTGTTCACTTTTCCCGCAGGAGTATGATAATAACGAGTATGAACTTCTCGCTCGTTTAGAAACTTCAGTCGTTCTAATAAACGAGAATTGTGACGATAATAGTATTGTCAGCTCGTATATTCCCGAACTAGAATATAATGCCCGTCTACTCCACACATATGCTTTTTATACTCCACGTAATACAGAGGTTTACGAAATCGCAAACATCTTAAAAGAAGACGTAATGGAATTTAAAAAGCAATACGAAATTGGAAAAGCGTCTAAGTTTTATTGCACTGCAAAGTCTAACCTTTTCCTCAAAAAAGTTCGCACCGCATTAGAAGCCGTAGCTAAAAAATCGAGGTAATTCAACATGGAACGTTTAGAAGATTTCCTGGATCATGAAGATCCAATGGTAAAAGATACTGCCGAACAATTAATGGTTCTTAAAGATGGACTAGATAATGATGATATGACGAAAGATCAGTTCGCTGAATTAGTCAACGACTTACTCGAAGTCGAACAAATCAGACATATGTCAGATACATTAGAACGAAAAATAAAAGTTATACAAGCATTTAATATAATGAAAACCCTAGCAGGAGTGTTAATAAGATGAAATCCTATTCGGATGACTTGCCGAACGTAACTAAAGAAGAAGTCGAACGAGCAACAGCGACTGCGAGAGAAGCGGTAACCGTATCCGAGACGACCCTAGCAGTTGCTGAACAGTTATCACACCACACAGAAAAATATCACTACGAGATTGTAACAGATCTCGAAAAGCAGCGTAAATTAACGATTGCAAATACCGTTTTATTGGGTATCAACCTAGTAATTTCTATTGGAACTTTATCCATTCTATTACTACCGTATATTAAATAATATGAGCAGAAATCATCACGTGCATGCGCACGAAGTTACACACTTAGTTCAAGAAGTTAACAAAATGTCTATCGCCGAAGCTGAACAGGCGTACGGAATTCAAATTAGCGAAGACGGAACAGTTTATGATCCGACATACGTTCGCACATTTGTAACAGTGAGTGAGTGGGCAGAATTTAGCTTCGAACAAGATGAAGTAGACTATTCCGAGGACTTTGGAACAGGGGTATGAGTCAATACAAAATATTCGTCGATCTTGATGGCGTATTAGCAGACTTTGTTAAAGGTGTTAATCGAATTATGCCGATTGTCCACAACACGGTCATTGAGCATGACGAAGACGAATATGATCGCAATTCCGAATACCGATCTCTAATGTGGAGAACGTTGTGGTTATACCAGAACAAACATCACGGTGAGATGTGGTATGAGCTGGACCTTATGGAAGATGCATTAGACTTGTGGAATTATATACTTCCGCACGATCCTCAAATACTTTCTGCTACAGGGCCAACGCGGTATGGCGCTGCTGATCAAAAATTCCGATGGGTTGCCGAGAACTTGAACCCACATACCGTCGTTAATCTAACCCACAAAGCTGCCGAAAAGGCAAATCACGCCGCTCCAAATCATATTCTTATTGATGATAAAGATAGAGCGATTGGACCGTGGGTGGAGGCAGGAGGAATTGGTATTCTCCACACCTCTGCAGAGAATACCATCCGTCAATTAAAAGATTTAGGGATTTAATTAAAGCTCTAATGCTCCTAAGGCATTAGACATTTCACTTGCTGAAACTTGGCGACGAAGATCATCGAAAGTAACTTCGGAACCATTTGATACAATTACAGGAACAGATCGTACAGGTCTGCCGACTAAAGCATCTACATCTGATTTATTAACATCTTCACCTATTGTTTTATACTTATATCCGACACCCGCTTCGTCCAAAAATGATGTAACATTTTTGCAATTAGGACAAACTGGTGTTCCAAAAACTGTAATATCCATTTAACTTGTTCTCCTTATAGTGTTAAGCCATCTAATGTTGCTGCGTCAACATCTTGTTCTACATCAGAAATCAAATAAGATGCGATCTCTGATTCTTGAGGTGCGTACTGAACTTCCTTTCCTGATATCCAGTTCTTAGTCCAAGGCAATGGATCAGACGTAGGATGATCAAAAGGAACATCCAAATCAATTGTTCTCATGCGTCGTGAGGCAATCCACTCAACATACTGATGAAGAATCTCAGCACTAAGACCAATCATTGAGCCATACTTGAACAGATATTCTGCCCAATCCTTTTCTTGCTGGATAACATCCAAAAACAGTTGAGTCACTTCGTCTTTCATTTCCTCAGCGATCTTAGCATAAACCGGTTCGTCTTTTGGAAGGGTACGTAGTATATACTGCGTGCTGCCCAGATGCAGGTTTTCATCCCGACAAATCAAGCGGATAATTTTTGCATTTCCTTCCATCAGCTTCTGTTCCGCAAAATTCCACGAGCATGCGAATGATACATAAAAACGAAGACCTTCCAGCGCATTGATAGAATTCAGCGCCATCCAAATAGCCTTTCTGTGCTCATATTCATCATACGGTTCACTAACAGTCAGACCCATACGTTTAGCTTGATATATCGTATTCCATCGAGCGAGGTCATCGTAATATTTTGATACCGCATCTGCGCATTGCAGGATTTCAGGAATCTGCGTAATTTGATCAATTACTTCCGATGGATTTGAATAGACGTTACGAATTATATGAGTGTATGCGCGAGAATGTAACGTCTCATTAAACGACCAGTTAGTAATCCAGTCCTCTAATTCTGGGAGAGAACAAATAGGAAGCAGAGTCAGATTCGGACCGCGTCCTTGGACACTGTCTAACAAAATCTGACGGAACAAATTTGACGTAAAAATATGCTGTTGCGCTTCTGGTAAATCACGGAAGTCGTTCTTATCTTTCGAAAGGTCAACTTCTTCAGGACGCCAAAAGAAACTCAGCTGCTTATCAACAAAGTTCTCAAGAGTATCATAGCGAACTTGCTCATATCTTTGAATTTCAGGATTGCCGCCCGGATCTAAAAACAACTTAGCTTTTAGATGATCTGAGGCTTCCTGGTTAAAAACTACGCTTGTCATTTTTTGCTCCTCACAACTTACAGCTCTCGCAATCTTCGTCATCGTCCTGTTTCTTATCAGGATCCCAAACATCGCCAGAGCCATCGTCTGTGTTTTGATAATATAGTGTTTTAATGCCCAACTTATAAGAATATACTAGGTCTTTAATTAGCTCCGACATCGGAACTTTATTACCTGTATAATTAGTTGGGTTATATGTTGTATTTGTCGAAATTGATTGATCTACGTATTTCTGGAAGATCGCTGCTATTTCTAAGTACCCACGCGTATGTGGCATATCCCAAAGATATTCATATTTGTTCTTCAGGCGCATAATTTCAGGAACAACTTGTTTGAGCGTTCCATCTTTTGAGCCTTTAATCGAAACCATACTACGTGGCGGTTCAATACCGTTCGTAGCATTAATAATTTGCGAACTGGACTCTACTGGCATTAATGCCATTAACGTCGAATGACGCATACCATATTCCGCAATATCTTTTCTTAATGATGTCCAGTCACATTTTAAATCAGGACTGACTATGTCGTCAACTGCACTTTTGTAAGTATCGATAGGAAGAATACCCTTAGAGTATTTTGTTTCTTCAAACCAATCGCACGGACCTTTTTCTTTAGCTACTTCTACTGATGCTTTAATCAAATAGTATGACATTGCTTCAGCATATTCGTTAACTATCTCATTTGCCGAACCATCCGAATATTTAAACCCATGCTTTGCAATAAAGTATGCTAAATTGCTAACACCAATACCCAGCGAACGACGTTTCTTGGCTGGCACGCCTGCTGCTAGCATTGGGTAGTCCTGATAATCAAGTAACTCTTCAAGGGCGCGAACTGCTAATTCAGCTGGCTTCTCAAAATCTTCAGGTTTAGTCATAGCACCCATGTTAATAGAGCTTAACGTACATAGAGCTATTTCGCCGTACTCTTCACGGAATTCCTGACACGATAGATCCCAAACATCTTCTACAAATTTTTGTATAAACGGAATACGACTTTTACGAGTTAACGTTTCGGTAGGCAGTGTAATTTCTACACAAAGGTTAGACATTCTTACAGGACTAGAATCCAAGAATGAACTATGTTCATTGGAGTGGTCGACGTTCTGAATATAAATGCGTCCTGTATTGTTACGCTCAATTAGCAAAGTATTAAAATGCTCAAGAGCAGAAACTGTTTTCTTACGAATTGAATATGCGCGTTCGTATTTCTCATATAACTCAGCAAACTTTTCTTGATCAGTAAAGAATGCGTCATATAGATCAGGAACTTCATTTGGACTGAATAGAGTGATAGGTTGATTCTTAATTAATCGTTGATAGAGATAACCATTTAACTGAACGCCATAATCCATATGACGAACACGAGTCTCGTCAGTTCCTTTGTTGTTTTTCAATACAAGCAAATCATCCGCTTCTAAATGCCATAGCGGATAATATGCTGTAGCGGACGCACCACGAACTCCACCCTGTGAGCATGACTTTAGTGCAGAATGGAAATATTTGTAAAACGGAATGTTTCCAGTATGAAAAATTTCACCGCCACGAACTTTAGAACCTTTGGCTCGAATGCGGCCGACATTAACACCGATACCCGCTCGACGAGAAGCGTAATCAACAATGGCAGATGCTGTTTCATTAATACTATCAAGACTATCACCTGATTCAATCAGAACACAGGAACTGAATTGACGTGTTGGCGTACGAACGCCTGCAAGAATAGGGGTGGGCAGTGTAATAGTTGATTTAGGTCCTTTAGAAATTGCATCATAATAATCTTTAATATAATGCATGCGAGTTTCTTTTGGATAATCAGCGAAAAGAGTAGCTGCAATTAAGATATATGCCATTTGAGGCGTTTCGTAATACTTTCCAGTCGTTCGATCCTGAACAAGATACTTGCCGCGGAATTGTTCCGTGGCAGCATATGTTAGTAACCAATCACGCTTATGGTTTACGATCTTATCTAGCCGCTCCCACTCATCGTCATCATATTTGTCTAACAAGGCACCATCATATACGCCAATTCCCACGTTTTTCTTAACATGGTCGACAAGATATGGTGGTTCAAATCTATGATACACTTGCTTACGCAGTGTGAACAACACCAGGCGTGCTGCGACAAACTGATAATTAGGATACTCTTCGGAAATTAGATCTGCAGCAGATTTAATTATCGTTTCATGAATCTCAGATGTTGGAATCTTATCGTACAATTGCATGTGCGTTCGTACTTCGATTTCCGATACGGACACGTTTGCTACGTCTTCGCATGCCCAGAATAATACTTTATGAATCTTATCAAGATCGAAAGGTTCGACGCGTCCATCACGTTTAGTGACAGTCAACTCATCATTTACCATTTATACCGCTCCGTTATTCTTATATTTGTTCGGTTTTTATTTTGTGTTTCTTGAGATATGCTAGACCTTCCGTGTGTCCTCCGTATATCTCAGCATAATATACTTTTGCTACTTTAGCATCTTTTAGCTTCTCAGCACAACGAATACACGGCGCTGCCGTGACAAACACATGCGCACCTACCGACGATTCGTGACTTTTAGTAAGTTTTCGGAGAGCATTATCTTCGGCATGAATGACGTTGGGTTTAGTAAGTCCTTGGTCGTCTTCACAGATATTCTCCTCTCCTGATGGTGTTCCGTTGTAGCCCACTGCTATTGGATTTTCGTCTTTGACGATCACGCATCCTACCTGCTTTCTCTCGCAGTAGGATAATTCAGCGTATACAAACGCTGCCCGCATGTGAGCGTGCTTGTGCTTTTCTTTCATGGATTGCGTGAGTCCTATTTAGTTATTATTGTGATACTAGATCATCATAAATATTTTTGTGCCGTAAATCAACAGTGTTATTGGCGTTGAGCGTTAAAATATTTTTGAGTACTCTAATATTATGAAAATTAACCAAGCAGAAGCAATCTTAGGATATCTCGAATTCCAGCTCCTGAATTTCGTTGAAGAAACGGAAAAGCAGGTTGCGGATCCTGATATTATCGGCGATATGTACGATAGAGCGTATGGAATCCTTGCAGATATGGAAAATACGCTGGATACCCAAATTCTATTAGATTATCCGAAACCGTTGACATCTAATAAGAAAAGCCGATAATGATCGTGCGTATCAAATAACGCACTTGGAGAGTATCATTCCGATGCTCACTTCACCCACACTCGACGTAAGGAGATTCGGTATGAAGCCGAACAGAGGCGAGAAAAAAATCGACATCAATCGTGTCGTAGAGTACCTGAACCGTGCATTTGCCAATGCGGTTTATAAGGCCGGCGAAAACCTCGGAACCCGCGATAATTCTAAAGGTTCTGTTCTCTACGACTATCAAGTCGAATTCAGCTATCTGATTGATAGCATTCAACGCGATCCTTCGTATAGCGCTCCAAAAATGATCCAGGACGCAAATACGCTGATCGAACAGCTCGAAAACGAGCGTTAAGAAATAAGGGGGCTTCGGCCCCCTTTTTATAATACTGCCGCGTTATTAAAAAACGTTTGAAGTTCTTCTGGCGTTTTCCCCATTATCACACCCATCGCCTGAACGTCAGGATCATTAATTTCCAAACCAGTAGCCAAATCCCAATTCTCTTTAATTTCCGCGTCGTTGGTAATTGCCGTCTTTAACGTATCCCACAATCCCTCAATAACCGCTTGTTTCTTACACTGCAGTTTCGTTATAGTGACTACGTCAATAACAGGTGCAGGTGAGGGATCTGCTGAAGTTGGCGTATTACCTTCATCGATCCAATTTTGAATAGCTTTAAAATAATGACTATCTGGGTCATTTGGTATGCCAAGCGAGTCGTTAAGCACATACCCACCTTCTCCATCTTCTCGAACTGAAGTTATCACAACTTCATTTATTAACGCTTCTTCGTGTGGATTGTTCATAATATTTCCTTAACCGTAAATGATTCCAGCTGATGTTATAGTATTCAACGCTCCTACATTTATAGCAGTTCCTCCCGTTGCCCCATTTCGTGCTACCGTACTGCCATGAATAACAACGTATTCAAAATTAACGGTATTAAGATTTGTATTGGTAGCGTCAATATGAGATCCATATTGTGCGTATGCACCATATGACCCCGTAGTAGAATTCGTAAGCGTTGCTGTTCTCACGCCAATATTTGAATCTATGGAAGCCAAAATACAAGAACCACCAAATGTACTCGTAATGCTCGAGCCGTACGCATTAACTTCAGACGTATACTCTGATCTGATCGCGCGGCCTGTCATATTGCTCATCGTGCACGATGGAGCATGGATACTACATTTACCAGTTGCGTATATACCTTCATTACTTCCCGACATGTTAGATGTACCAACATGTGCATTACAATTAGATACAGCATAAAGCGCTTGATTAGTGCAATTTTGCATATTAGAACCATTCGCATGAACTGTTGAACAGTCAGCGAGATATATTCCTTGATTAGATCCTGAAACGTTAACACCAGAGGCATCCGCTGTGCAATTTCTAGCTAAACTTAACCCTCTAGAACCACAATTAGATAAATTTGCTCCACCTGCATGAATCGTACAATTTTGATTTACTGCGATCCCATGTCTTCCCGCACCAGAAAAGTTGGTACCCTTGGCGTAGATCATTGGTGAATAGTACGCCTGAATACCATCAGCCCCTGCGTTCTTACATCC